TATGGCAAACCTACTGACAGGACATTTGCTACTTTAGTCTGTGATAAAGAATTATCAGAAGAAGAACAAAAATATATTATAAAGAACTTTAATTATCAATTAAATAAGTTCAGAGATGACAATTTAAACTTAGTATTAACTAATTATAGAGATTATAATAGAAAGAGAATTGGCTTTGATTTTGCTTACCGATTAGCTACCAAAGTGTTGGAAGAAAAAGTTTCTTGACTTTTCTTCCAAAAAAATGTTATAATAATATTATAAGAATTAAATAAAAAACTTATAAAGGAGAGTGGTTCAAATGTCCCGTAGAAGTGGGTCTAGGAAGAACCTTACACAATCAAAATTTTTCTGTACTCAATGTGGTAAGGTTCAGTTTATAGCAAGAAAACAATCATTACAGAGGGAGAGAGGACATTTAAAAAAGTTATATTGTCCCTTTTGTAATATCTCGTGTAATCATTATGAAGTGAGAGAGTATGATTTAGATTTTGATTATGATTTATTAATGGAGAAAATAAAGAATAATGAGTTTCCATTGGAGGGAGAAGAATATTATGAAGATAAGAACTAAATATGATGAGCAAAAACACAGAAGTACAACAACTATATATGCTGAAAATCAAGTATTTATAGGGGTAGCACAAGTTCACCCAGATGATACTGATTTTGCTTCTGAATTAACGGGAAATTACATATCAGAAATAAAGGCAATGATTAAATATTATGAATATAAAGCTGATTATCATTTTAATATGGCAAAGAAATTAGCAAATACTTATAAACATACAAAAGAACTAAAGGAAGTTTGTGGTCAAATTAGGAGCAAGGGGTTTGAGTATGTTAAATTAGCCAAGATTTATGATAATGAATTGGCTGACTATGTTGAGAAAAAAGATGAATACTATAAAAGACTTCGAGATTTAAGAAATGGAATGCTAGAAAGAACAGAATTTGAATACCTACCAGATTATGAGGAATCATTAGAAAAATCTGATGATAAACCCAATGGGAGAAGTATGTCTGATGAAGAGCTTTGGGGGGCTTTAGGACTAGATAAAATTTCAAAATAAAGGAGACGATTATGAGTTTAACTAAATTGGTTGGTTTTTCCACTGCTATATTAGTATGTGGATTAACTATACAAAGCTTTGATATTTATCAAAAGGAGCAAGAAATAGCAACTCTTGAAGCTCAAGTAGAGGAAATGGAGAAGGAATTAGTTAGCCGAGACACGACTTTAGCACACTATAGAAATAGGCTAGACCAAAATGATTTAGATATATTGGCAAAAGATGAAAGAATAGAAGAGTTGGAGCTTGAAATTGAAGGGCACCAGAAGGAGTGTCCCCTCAATGGTACACCAATAATTCTAACTTTGACTTATTATGGTGATGGAGCAGAAGAAAATGGTGGTTATGCTGGTATAACTGCCTGGGGAGAAAAACTATCTGGGGGGATGGTAGCATCGAATGTTTATCCAAGAGGGACTGAATTTGTATTAGAGACAGGAGAAGTATATACTGTGGCAGACAGAGGAGGTTCAAATTTTAATAATAGTAATAGACTAGATGTATTTGTGCCAAGGTTGAAAGGAGAAACAGATGCTGAGTATAACAAAAGAATATCTGATTATGGGGTCAGGAAAGTAAAGGCTTACATACAGGATTAAATTTATACTTGACATTTGAGTAAAAATGTGCTATAATATAAGAGTATTAACAAAATAACTTAATTATAAGAACTTCTGTTTCTTTCTAAATAGAAAGCCAGTAATGGCTTACTCTGTTTAGCTAAAGGAGGTTCTTATAGTTTTGAAAAGAGTTAGTCCTGTGAAGACAGTTTACCCAACAAGTAAATGTGTCGAGCAGAAAGAAAAGACAGTCATTGAACCAGATGTGCCGATGGAGCATTCAGAAGAAGATATACTAAAGATGATTAAGAAGTATCACGCTACTCTAATTGTATTTAGTAATATGTTAAAAGCATTCCATTATTGTGTATTGGGGTCGGATTTTTATAGTATTCATATTAAATTACAAGATTATTATGAAACAATAGACCAATATATAGATGATGTAGCTGAACTATTAATCACAGAAGGAGCTATACCAGTTCTTAATTTAGCAGATGCTATAATGTTATCTTGGATAGGGGAGTATTCCTTTGGGGGAGCTATTACTTGTAAACAAGCAATGGTTCACGTCAGCAAACAATTTGACTTATTAGCAGAAGCAATGGACGAATTATCTTACATAATTCAGAATGAGGGGATAGCAGGTCTTTTCGGGGATCACTATTTGTATTATAGTAAACAAAACTGGATGGCGAAGGCATACTTACAAAATTAATAAGGATTTTCTTACTACAATATGAGCCTTTTACAATACCCATATTCATAAAATTTAGGTCGAACAGACAAAGATTTATATAATAATGGAGGGTATTAAATTATGGCTACGAAAAAATATTATTTTCCTTGTTTTTCAATTAACTTACACAGGTTTTTAAAGGCTAATGGTGTAAAGTATATGAGCAAAGGAACTCACGAGAACGGTAAAATTTTCTGGGTATATGAGAGAGATGATAAGTTCGAGGAGTTATTAAAAGTCTGGGGAGAAGGTTCTCCATCTCGCAAGAATAAGGAAGCAGAAGAAACAAACGATAATAAATAGTCTGCCTCCCTAAATGGCATACTATTAATCATATATTCAATTTGTCCTTTTATACAATTAGGGAGTTTAGGTGTTCTCCTCAAAAACACCTTTTATAGAAAAAAGTGTTATAATCAGGAGGTAATTAGAATGTTATTACAACGAGTGGGATTATCACAAAAGCCCCGTGTATCTTATAAAATGAAGCAATACTTAACGCAAAGAATGGATATTTATTTAGTATTATTAAACAAATATGGAAGGAAAGCGGTGGAAAACTTTTAATGAGTGAAAGAAGTCAACTAAACAATATTGAATTATTAGAATTGGTGGCTAACTTTTATCAAATTTTAGGTTATTTAGAAACTAAGAAAGTAGCGTCTAATACAGAAATAATGAATGAATTGGATAAACAAAATGTTCTTTATTTTGATACTGTTTTAGACACACTTGACGCAATCTCACAAAAACAAGACTTAATACTGGAGAAATTATCAAACTTCCCAATAAAAGAGGAAGAATTGGCATTTGAGGAAGAAGAAGGGGAAGAATAATTTCCCTTGACTTCCTTTAGAAAAAAGTGTTATAATATATATATAAGGAGATGATAATAAATGATAATACTTAAAACAGAAAATGCTTATCTTAATTTAGATAAGTTTGATAAGATGATTGATGAAGGAAAGGGTATGTACGACCCAGGTGATGGTTGTTATAGACAACTTTGTAGGGGAATAATTATTGTGAATGGGGAGAAGGGTTATGTGTACACTAAAACAGAATCACAAATGTATGAGAAGTTTGAATCACTACTGGAAATAATAATGAAGACGCCTGCTAATAAAAATATAGTTATAGATTGGGAGGGAATATCATGCTCTATTTAAAACTAAGTACAGTTAATGCTGGGAAATCTATGAACCTTTTGGCAAGTGCCTATGAATATGCTAGTACAAATAAACCAATAATGATACTAAAGCCTTCAACAGATACTAGGAATGAAGGATATATATATACTAGAGCAGGTCTTGCCCCTAGAGAATGCGAGACTTTTTCAAATGATGTTGAATTATTAAAAAAGTTAGAATTGGCTGTGGAGAAGAAAGCAACAGTATTTGTTGATGAAATACAGTTTTGCGACATTCCCCAATGTGAAATAATTAAAGCAGTAGCCCAAGATATTAATATTATATGCTATGGTCTACTGTCAGATTATAAAGCACAAACTTTTCCCGCAATATCTTGCTTGTTAGCTGAAATGCCTTCTGTTGATTTTATTAAAAGTATGTGTCATTTCTGTAATGATAGAGCAAGAATGAATCTAAGAGTTGTAGGGGGCGTTCCCGTTTATGAAGGAGAAAGCATTTCCCCCGAGGTCATGGGGGAAGAGGCATATTATAAGGTTTGCCCCAAATGTTATTATAATCCACCTGAAAAAATATAGTTGACAAACCTAACTAAAATATGTTATAATATATATATAAAGATAAATAAATAAAATAAAAAAAAAGGAGATAAGATTATGGTTAAAGAAGATTATCAATTACAATTATTACAAAGTTTTTATAATGACTTAATGAAATTAGAAAATATGCCTCAATACTGGACACCTGAATATAAAGATTTAGACACAACAGAAAAGATAAAAAGAACTTGTAGTTATAAAGATACCAACTTTGGTTGGATGGGTTTTGATGGTAGTGATTTTGACTACTGTGAAAGAAATTATGACGCTTGGGGAGTAGTGTATGAATGCCCTAAGTTTGTAAAATTAGAAGAAGATTTGTCAGCTCTTGTAGCTCAATATAGAAAGAAATATCCTAACTCAACTTTCAAAGCTGAAGTCAATGGTTTTAAAGGAGATTTTTATTTAGAATTAGAATGTAAATATAACGAAACACAAAAAACTAAAAAAGGAGATAAAGAAATGAGTGAAAAAGGATTAGAAATAATAAAATATCTACAAACACAACCTAGACAATCATATACAGCAAAAGAAATAGCAGGAGGAATGTTTGTTTCCCCTAGAAGTGTACCAGGGGCAATGGTTAAGTTAGCTAATGATGGTTATATAGAAGTGGAAAAAATAGCTAATTCGGCTAATAAATATAAAATAACAGACAAAGGTTTTTCTTATACGCAGGAGTAAAAAAGATATTGACATTTAATTAAAAATATGGTATAATATAAAAGTAATAAAAATTAAAAAAATTATTAATATGAAGGGACTGCTAAAAAGCAGTAAGGTGATTAACTATGGCAAAATTAATGAACAATGTAGAAATAGCTGGAAGATTATATGAGGCAGATTTAAAAGTATATGATGCGAAACCAGACAAGTATTTACAAGAAAAAAGAATAACTTTACCTAATGGATTAACTTTTGAAGGAAACAGAGGTATAATGGGTAGACTTCACATAGAAACTACTCCAGGAAATGTAGTTGAAGTAAAAGTAGATTATACAATGGCTGTTAAAAAGAAAAAATTAAATGGTCAAGTAGTAAAAGATGCTATGGGGAAAGATGTTTATGAAGCTAATCCAAAGTTCCAAACTTTAGAAAATTTATTAAATAATGGATTATCAGTAATAAAAGGTGATGAGTTCCCTACAAACATAGTTGTTAAGACTTCTATATCAACTAATGACTTTGTTAATCAAGATGGGGAAGTAGTTTCACCAATGGTTTGTGCTGTTGGAACATTCAATGGAAATATAAACATAGTTCCACAAGTATCAACTCCAAAGTCAGAATATAAAGTAGATTTAGTGTTTGGTTCAGTTCAAGATATATTAGATAAAGACGGAATACCAAAAGATGATGAAAAATATATAACTGGTTTAGTATTTGACTTCTTTGATAACTTATATCCAGTAAGATTAAAAGCTAAAACAGCAAAAGCAGTAGAGTTCTTTATGGGACTTGAAAAAGGAGATACATTAACAGTTTGGGGTTCATTTATATCTGAAAAAGTTAAAACAGAAAAAATAACTCAATCAGCATTCGGTGAAGACTTAGTTGAAATATCTGAATTCACTAGAAAAGAAACTGTTATAACAGGAGCTAATCCAAACTTATTTGATGAAGATAAAGCTCCAACACCAGAATTCATAAACCAAGCAAATTCAACAAGACAAATAAAATTAGCTGAGTTAAAAGCTCAAGCAGAACAAAGAAAACAAGCTTCAACATTACAAACATCAACAGTAAATACAAATGCTTCAACACCTAATAGATTTGACTTCTAAGAATATTATAAGGGGGAAGATTTTCCCCCTCTTTTAAATAGAAAAATATGTTATAATAAATTTGGAGGTAATATATGTTATTAAAAAAATTAAGTGCTTTAGCTTTAGCAGGAGTAGTAGCTTTTGGGGTTATAGGATGTGGACAAACTGAAACTGGCACTGAGGCAAATGAGTACAAGATAACTCTTATATTAGATGAAGGAGGAGTTAATGATGGCTCTTTCAACGAGAGTGCTTGGAGAGGTGCTTTACAAGCTCAAGATGAGATAGAGGGAGTAAAAGTAAATTATATAGAAAGTCAACAAGTGTCTGATTATACATCTAATGTTGAAACTGCTGTTGAAGATGATGCTGATTTAATTATAGGGATAGGATATAAATTAGGAGATACAATGTTAGAGGCTTCTATAAACTATCCTGATAAGAAATTTGCTATAATAGATAGCACTTATGATGAAATCCCTTCTAATTTATTGCCTATAACTTTTAATGAAGCTGAAGCTGGTTATAGTGTGGGGCTAATCGCTGGTTCTATGTCTGAAAGTGGAGTGGTTGGCTTTATAGGGGGAATGGATATACCTTCTTGCTCTAACTTCTTTGTAGGTTATGAGAAAGGTGTTTTAACTGCTAATCCTAACGCTACTGTACTTTCACAATATGCTAACTCATTTACAGATGCGTCTAAAGGGAGAGCAATAGCTCAACAAATGGCAACTTCTGGTGCTGATATATTATTTACAGCAGGGGGGGGAGTTAATAATGGAGTTTATGAAGTATGTAAAGAGATTGGGGCTAAAGCAATAGGAGTAGATAGTCCTTGTCATAGTATAGACCCAGAAGTTATAATCACTTCTGCCTTAAAGAATATAGATAATTCGATATATAAAGCAATAGCTGACTTAGTAAATGGTGAGTTTATTGGAGGAGCAGAAGTTAAAATGGATAAGACTAATGGTGGAGTTGGGTATGAACAAACTTATCATCTGTCTACCGAGCTAATAGAATATGTTGACAAATTAAGTAAATAATGTTATAATAAATATATAAATAATTATTAAAAAAGGTTGGGGGATGACGTTCCCCCTAAACAAGGAGATAAAGATTATGGCTAGTATATTTGATATTAAACCACACGTTGTAAATAAGGATATGAGAGGATATTCTCTGTTATTTTTTGGAGAAGCAAAATCAGGAAAAACAACTTGTGCGTCTAAGTTCCCTAAATCACTTATTTTAGGATTTGAAATTGGATGGAATCATTTGCCAGGAGTTATGGCAATGCCAATGAATAGTTGGGGAGATTTCTTAAAAGTACTAAGAGAATTAAGAAAACCAGAAGCTAAAGAAATGTTCGAGACCCTAATAATTGACACTGCTGATTTAGCATGGGATGCTTGTGAACAATATGTGTGTGCCCAAAACAATGTTGACAAAATTAATCAAATACCTTATGGAGGAGGGCACTCTCAACTTAAAAAAGAATTTGATAAGCAAATTAGAAGTATAGTACAAATGGGGTAAAGAGAGCTGATTATATGTATAATATTAATCGTATTCCTGGACATGGAATTGCTTGGAAAGAAGGACAAAAAGAACTAATTGTAGAATTGTATCAACAAGGTGTTGCGATAAATGAAATTAAGAGACGCTTTGGTGGACTACATCATACTACCATTTCTAAAGTTTTAGCTGAATTCAATATTCAAAAACGAACTAGAAGTCAATCTACTATGTTAATTGAACGAAATAGTAATATGTTTCATACGATTGATACTCCTGAAAAAGCATACTGGTTAGGTTTTATGTATGCTGATGGGTTTGTTGGTTTATCTAAAACTCCTACCGAGGGAGACACAAACGTAATTAGATTACAATTACACGCTAGTGATGTTGAAGTAGTTAAAAACTTTGCTAAGTTTTTAGAAGTAAGTACAGAGCATGTAAGAATATATCATGCCAATAATACTGTATATGCTATTTTAGGTATTAATGATAAACAAATGGCTACCGATTTAGTCAAACATGGATGCTATAGAAATAAATCATTAACTGTAGAATTCCCTAAATGGTTGCCAAATGAATTAAAATCTCACTTTGTACGTGGATATTTTGATGGAGATGGTGGTGTATCAGTAAGTAAAAATGGTAAAAAGATACAAATGTTTTTTACAGGTACATATGATGTAATTTCTAATATTTCTGAATATTTACAATTAGGAACAAATATTTTTAAAGAACATAGGTGTACTAATAATACTTGGCGAATATGTAAAAATGGCCCTAGAGCTCTTCGTCCAATTTTCCAAAAAATGTATGAAAATTCTACTCCGGAAACACGAATGGCAAGAAAATATGATAAATATGTAGAGTTCTATGCCCGCTACGATGAGCGATCTTCGTAGCACCAAGACCTTAATTGCTGGAAACCCCTTAGAGCCTTTTAAACTAAATCGGAAGGATGAAATAAGCCTAAACGCAAATGTTAAAAATTAAAAGGATTGGGCAATCAGCAGGCAAGCTCCGAACAGGAGAAGCTTCAACGACTATCCAAATGGTGCTGTTTAACTCAGCTATAGGAGTAGGGCTTTAATATTATTGTTAAAGTGGGTGAGACCCCCTTAAATCGAAATGGGTCAAATCTTTCAAGGGAAAGATTAAAGATATAGTCTAGTCCTCTTGTGAAAACTTGAGGTATCTCGATGGATTAATTTTAATATCTCATTCAACTACTAAAGCATTTATGAATCCAAAAACAGGACAAGAATATAATAGAATGGTTCCAACACTATCTAACTCAGCTCGTTTAATATGTAATAGATTATGTGATGTAATTGGATATTCTACTGCTGAATTTGACGAACATGGTAATACTATCACTAAATTAAAAATGAGAGGGACTCCTTTATACGATGCAGGCAGTCGTATGAAGTATATGGCTCCAGAAATAGAGTTCTCTTATGAAAATTTAACACAAGCATTTTCAGACGCTATTGAAAAACAAGAACAAGCTACTAATAATCCGAATTTATTCAAAGAAACAGGACAATCAGAACACGTAGGAACATTAGTAGTATATGACTTTGACAACTTAATGGCTGATTTTAATAATCACGTTAATAGATTAATGACAAAAGATGTATCAAACCAACCTAAGATAATGGAAATAGTTGAAAGACACTTAGGATTAGGAAACAAAGTAGCTGATATGAATAGAAATCAAGCAGAAATACTAAGTTGTATAGTAGATGAGTTAGAAACTCTTTAATAAACAAGGGGGAATTTTTTCCCCTTGACTTTTTTAGGAAAAAATGTTATAATATAAAAGAGGTGATAATTAATGGCAAGATTAACAACCTGCCCCCTTTGTAATGAAAAATTTGACAGAGATGAAGTAGAAGGAATTCAAGTGGGTAGTAGATGGTGGCATTTAGAATGTTATAAGATTAAAGAAGCAGAAAGATTAGAGGTTGAACAATTAAAAAGCTACATTGGAGAACTTTTTAATTATAATGTCAACTGGGGATTAATCAATAAACAAATTAAACAGTATTTAGATAAAGGATATAAGCCTAGTGGAATACAAGGCACTTTACATTACTGTTATTCCATTCAAAAGATGAATTTCACCAAAGCTCATGGAATAGGTATTGTTGAGTTTTATTATAAAACAGCAGGTCAATACTTTCAAGCTATGGGGAGAATGGGAAAAGAACAAAAAGTAGAAAATACAATAAGGGAAGTAGTCATTAGTGAACCAGTTTCTACTAAGATGACGAGATTAAAACCTATACCATTGGAGGATATAATAGATGAGTAGTAAATACGTGGATAATAATGCTATTATAAATGTTTTGGGGACATTATTTAATTATCCAAACATAATAGAACAAGAAGATAAATATTACTTTGATGTTGAAGATTATGTATCATCTTTTCATAAGCTAATATTTAGTTCAATATATAACTTAAAGTTAAATGGATTACATAAAATGTCAGTTGTAGATATAGAAATGTATTTAGAAAAGACCCCAAGTTTATATGCTATATATGAAAGAAATAAAGGAACAGCTTTCTTAGAAAGTGTGAGCGAAATAATAGATATAGATAAATTTGATTATTATTTTAACAGAATGAAGAAATTTACCCTATTAAGAAACTTAGATAAATGTGGAGTAAATGTTAAAAAATTCTATGACCCCGATGAAATCCTTGACCAAAAGAAAATCAATTCTCAAAATACTTGGTTAGAGTTGACTTCTGTTGAGGAAATGGCTAATGAGATTTCTGATAATATTCAAAAAGTTATAGATGATAGTGTCGCAAGTACATTAAGTGTTAATTGTCAAGCAGGAGATGGTGTAAGAGAATTAATTAATAGATTTAAGCAAGCTCCTGAGGTTGGTATTCCAATGTATGGAGATATGATGAACACAATCTTTAGAGGTTGTAGATTAAAGAAATTTTATTTAAGGTCAGCACCAAGTGGACAAGGTAAAGTAATTGCCGTTTAGAGAAGAAATTCTCTTTATTATTACTGGGGAAAAAGCCTGGAACCCTTAGAAATATGGGAATCAGAGGTGAAGGTTAGATTTAACAGTTTAACCAGCCACAACGCATAGAAGGTGAAACTCATTTGAGAATATAATCCTTCCACGAGGCCCCGGCATCTTAACAAGTGAAGTTGAAGATGAAAAGATATGCTGGACTTACAGGAAAACATAACTGTAAGAAGTAGAGGATAAAAAGCCTCTATGATAACAAATCGAAGTCCAGATTAATGGTTGCTGATACGTGTATGTTTGCTTGTGATGAAATATATGAAGATGGGAAATGGCAACATTTGGGCTCAAAACAACCAACATTATTAATCACAACAGAGTTAGAACCAGAAGAAGTTCAAACAATGATGTTAGCTTTTATATCTAATACAACAGAAGGTCATATATTGAATGGAACTTATGAGGGTGGGGAAGAAGCTAGGCTAGAGAAAGCTTGTGAGGAATTAGCTAAAGCTCCTCTTTGGATAGAACAATTAGCTGATTTTTCTCTTAGGGATATAGAAAATACTATTAGACGTTATGTAAGAGAAAAAGGAGTTAAGTATGTAGGGTTCGATTATATCCTTACTTCTATGAAAATATTGGAAGAGATAACTAAAAGAAGTGGGGGAATTAAGTTAAGAGAAGACCAAATTCTGTTGATGATGGCGATTAAGTTAAAAGATTTGTGTAATGAACTGGGGATATTCATTGTATCATCCACTCAATTAAATGGTGAATCAAATTGCCAATAACTTCTTATCCTGGAGCTCACCAGGGGTACTTGGACTTTTTAGTTTAAGTGCTAACGGGGAATTCTAAGTTATACCAAGAGCAACTAAATAGTGCTTGGTATAATATGAAGATCCCGTGCGATGTAGAACCCATTGGATCTCTTCATATAAAAGGAGGAGATAAAATTATGATAGGTATTTATATGCTAAAAAATAAAGTTAATGATAAAATTTATATAGGTCAATCAACAGATATTGATAGGCGAATGAGTGAGCATAGGCGAAGTGCTTATCCTGAAATATATGCCAAAAAATCAGAAAGAGATTCGCAAGTGCCCATTCATAGAGCTATGCATAAATATGGTTGGGAGAATTTTGAATTAATTATATTAGAAGAATGCGAAAAAGAAAAATTAGATGAACGTGAAATATATTGGATAGGATATTATTCTTCTAATGTTCGTGAGATAGGTTATAATTTAACCGCTGGTGGAAAAGAGACATTAGCTTTCAAAGGTGAAAAACATTCTCAAGCTAAATTGACTGAAAAAGATGTGTTAGAAATTAAATATTTATTGAAAAATACAGATTTATCGTTGACTACCATAAATAAAATGTATCCACAGGTATCTCGATCGTCATTAACCCATATAAACATCGGAGCTAGCTGGGATTATCACAATGACACATATCCTTTGAGAAAAGAGTGGGTTAGTCAAAAAGGCGAACAAATGGCTATGGCAAAATTTTCTGATGCGGAAGTCATGGAATTAAGAACTCAATTTTCGGAGGGAAAACCATTTAGACAAATTCTTGAAGAAAATATACATAAAGCGTCTGAAAGTGCTATTAGAAAACTTATTTATGGAGAAAGTTATAAACACTTGCCTATATGGAGAGCCACACAAAAACAATGGGTCTAAGCCGTGTATCGACTATCCCCTAAGTCTGAAATAAGCTGGGGAGTAGGGGTGCTATTAATGAGACGCACTAAGGTGATGGGAAACTAAGCCTTTTAAATGCCGAAACAGAAGTTCCTAATGAATATTAGGTAAGATATAGTCAGAGCCTATGGAAACACAGGAATAACTCGAATTGGATGACGGAAGAAGAGGTTAATCAAAATATGTTAAGGGGTGCAAAGAGTTTGTCAGATAAAACGGATGCGGGCACAATTTTGCTCCCAGTTCGTGCGATGGAAAAAGAAAGAGTTGAACAAATAATACAACAAAACCCCGGATTAGAAATGCCAACACACTGTATTCATGTTTATAAAAACAGAAGAGGAGAATACAGCTTTGTCAAAGTATGGTGCAAAGGATACTTAGGAACGTGTAGAATCAAACCACTTTTCGCCACAGACAATAATTTCAACATAGTAAACATACCAGGTTCAAAGATAACCGTGAAGGAGATGCTTAAATTCTAATGGATTTTAAAGAATTAAGGGAAAGTCTATCAGTAGAAGATATAAACTATCTTTTAGAGGAATTGGGGGTTTGCCCCCTTCGGAAAAGAGGAACTAATTATATTACTGAAACCTTCTGCCACAATGCTCCGGGAGAAGGTTCTCATAAATTATATTATTATCCCAATTCTCATCTATGGCAATGTTATACTGAATGTCAATGTTCATTTGATATATTTGAATTAATAGTAAAACACAAGGCAATCATAGGAGAACAATATAGCTTAACTCAAGCTATACAATGGGTAGAACATAAATTAGGTTATAACTCATTTGACTTTACTTTAATTGAAAAAGCGACAGATGACTTCAAGATACTTAATAGATATAAAGAAATTAAAGATAAAAATGAGCAAATAAATAATCAAGAAATTAAAACAAATTATTTAGCCAATATGAATAACTGTGTTGTATCAGAGTGGGTGTCCGAAGGTATTAGTAAAACAACCCACCTCAAATATGGAATAAGATATTATCCAGTAGACAACTGTATCATAATCCCCCATTATAATAAGTTAGGACAGTTAATTGGTATTCGACAAAGAACAATTGAGCAACAGCAAATAGAACTTTGGGGGAAATACAGACCTGCTAGGATAAACGGAGAAATGTTC